CGAGGGCCGGGGTGCCAGGGGGGGGTAGTCCTCGAAGGAAATCGCTCCACCCCTATACCCACCCCCATAAAAATTCGGGGGGGACCCTCGTGCGTGGCTTGCCTTTTATAAGTATTCCTTATATACTCAACACTCCTTTGGTGGTTTCCGGGGGTCTAGGCCCCCGCTTTTTTCAACTCATGCACCTACGAACGTACCTCACCCAGCTCCCGAAAACCGAGCGAACCGCGATGCGTAAACTGCTGGCCCAGCGCGCAAACGTCACCCCAACGACCGTCCACAATTGGGAAATGCGACGTCACCGCCCCACGCCCGAGCATTTCAGCGTCATCCGATCCTGGTCCCGGAAGCAGGTCACCTGGAGAGCGATGTATGGCAGTTCAGCCTGAGCGCCACAGTCACGACACCCTGGCCGAGATCGAGCGGCTGGATCGTCTGGATGTACGCACCACGGAGCGACGAGGATGATCCCCGAGGTGCCAAGTGTCGACCCAAAGACCCAGCGGAGCCTGTTGCGCCCAGCACGTTATCCCGACGAGACCAAAGAGGAGTACCAGGCGCGTCGGAGGTGGGCCGCCCAAGTGTGTAAACAGTACTTGAGAGGGCGACCTGTTGAGCGCTGACGCCCAAGCTAAATCCCAGCAAGGCTACATCGAGGGGTTGGAGCCCGCGATCTGTGCCTACTGCGACCATTTCACGGGGCACCCGCCCGAGAAGCCCCACGTCCGTCTCGAAGCCGCCCGGCGGGTGCATCAACGGTGTCTGCTGGGGGGCTTCCACGCCAAGCCCAGTGCCACTTGCCGTCGATGGACTCCGAAGGCCAACCAGCCAGACGCCCCTCTGCCCGAACCGCCGCCAAGAATGGCGGCATGACCCAGTCAACACCTTTGGAGAGTATTGAATGAGCACACCGAGATCGTGGCAACGCTACATGTCGTTGGGGGTCTTTTCCGCCGAGGCGCCGAGGGGGTACGGGTGTGTGCCGGCGGAAATGCTTGAGGAGATCGAGGCGCCGGTCACTGGGCGAGCGTTGTTGGCTGAAACGGAACGGCGGGACACCCTTTGGTCGGCCGTGAAGGAGGATCTGACCCGTAGGGCGGCCAGTGACCAGCTACATCAGCTATCGATCGCCGACATTAATCCCGGCCCACTGCCCACCGAATACCAGACCGAACCAACCCCAAATTACGCGCGGCCCTTGACTGGCCCGCAGCCGGCCACGTTGGGGGATAAGGGGCCTCTAACGATAGAGGCTCTTGTGGCACCCTCGCGAACGGCCGACCAGATCCTAGATAGTGCCGCAGCGGCACTCCGAGACCGGGCCGCTTGTCGAGATATCGCGGGGGAGCGCAGCATGGCGCGTTGCATCAAGGCCTTTAATGCCTTGACGGGTCAGGATTTGTCCGAGTTCCAAGGGTGGTTGTTCATGGGGGTATTGAAGTATGCCCGCGCCACCGCTGGTAACCCGCAACTAGATGACCTGATCGACGCGGCTGGCTACTCGGCCTTGGCGGGGGAATCCATCTTCCACAAAGCGGAAATGCAAACGATGAGTGGGGTCATGGATACTCCATGACCGGATCACCCCGTAGATGAGCCTCCTCACCCCCCATACCGGCATCGAGACGCTGCTCCGCGCGGATCAGCTCTCGCTGCGGACGCCCGCCTCCCGGACCCTCCTGTTGGCCCGGTACACGGGGCTCCGGCGCGCGGTCAAGGAGATGGGGTATAAGGTGGATCTCATCGAGACGGCCACCTACGAGGGGCGTTCGTTGGTGTTGGCCGAGAAGGTCTACGCCCTCCTGTTGATCTACTGTGGGCTCAACCACGAGCAAGCCCTGACCGCGCTCTGTCAGTGCTGCAACCTGGTGATGACCGAGCGCATGCTCACCATGCGGGCTCGGGCCATTGCCGACGCCCCGCTGCACAATTACATCAAGCAGGTGGTCGCCAAGGTCCTGTTGGACCAGGTGGCGCCGCTGGACCTCTCCCCCGAGCGGACCCTGGAAGAGTTGGCGACGATCGCCTACGGCAACCTGTTGGATGTCGCGGAGTGGTCGACGGATCGAGGGGTTACGCCCATCGATTCCCGGACGCTGACCCGTGAGCAGGCGGCCTCCATCGCCTCGATCAAACAGGTCATTGGGCGCGATGGCTCGGTCTCATGGGAGGTCAAGATGCACGACAAGACCAAACCCTTGGAACTGTTCATGAAGCACTTCGGGATGTTGACCGAGAAGGTCGAGATCTCCGTGGACGACTCCTTGGCCAGTCGTATCGAAGCAGCTCGGCGCCGGGCCGGTATCGGACAGGATGAGCGGCCTGTAATCGAACACGAGGGGTGATATGAATGACTGAAGAACTGAAACCTTGCCCGTTCTGTGGTTCCCCAATTCCTGAGAATACGTTGGTTTACGAAGATAAGTTTTGGACTGGGATGCAGTATAGGGTATCGAAGGCCACGATACGACACTGGTGCGCCAAAGTCGGCGGGATTGAAGGGTCTTTCCTGCAGGTCCATGGGAAAACTCGGCAGGAGGCCATTGAACGTTGGAACGCACGGGTTTAGGGTCGAAGATCGGTCGTGGCGGACCATAAAACGCCCCGGGGTCAACTGGTGGTGCCGGGCTTTCGTATAGAGCTACAACGCCAGGTGGGCTTCTAACTGTCACTTGCAATCTATGATTATATCAGATAATATCTGATTATGGAAAAGAGATTAGTCAAGATTGGTGAGGCCGCGAAGCTGCTGGGGTGCAGCGTCGATGCCTTACGCAAATGGGAAAAGACCGGCGAGTTGATCCCCGACCGCAAGACCCTAGGCGGAACCCGGTTCTACGATGCGGTCAAGCTGCTGTCGCTGGGCGATGCGGACGCGCCCACCATCGGCTATGCTCGGGTGTCCAGCCACGACCAAAAGGCCGATCTGGAACGGCAAAAGGAAATGCTGGAAACCTATTGCGCGGCGAAGGGCTGGCGGACGGACATCATCGCCGACCTCGGCAGTGGTATGAACTTCAACAAGCGCGGTCTGCGTCGTTTGCTCGAAATCATCTTGCACCGCAAGACCCGCCGACTGGTGCTGACCCATAAAGACCGCTTATTGCGCTTTGGCGCGGAACTGGTGTTTGCCCTGTGCGAGCTTCAAAACATCGAAATCGTCATCATTCACAAAGGCGAGCGACCGAGTTTCGAGGCAGAATTAGCCGAGGATATTCTCGAAATTATTACGGTCTTCTCGGCCCGGTTGTACGGTAGCCGATCCAAGAAAAACCGCAACCTGCTGCAAACCCTGCAAGCGGAAGCCGACCGGATCGGCGACGAGTTGGGACTTTACGATGCTGCTCGCCCACAAGATTGAGCTTCGCCCCACTGCGCCACAAGCCGACTATTTGGCGCGGGCGTGTGGATCGCGGAGGCATTGCTATAACCAGTTACTCGCTCATTTCAAGCAGCCAGGCGTGAAATGGTCTAAGGCGGCGGCGTACCAACATTACATCAAAGTGATTCGCCCGGCTTTCCCCTGGTACAACGAAGTCTCCAGCCGGGTGACGCGCAACGCCATTGATGATCTGGATAACGCCTTCAAACACTTTTTCAGGCGGGTGAAACAGGGACAAAAGCCCGGATTCCCCCGGTTCAAGAAAAAAGGCGTCGGCGATTCGTTTGCCTTGCGGGAGTCGGCTAAATTCGAGGTAGAAGGTCGCACTTTGCGGATCGAGCGGTTGAACAGCCGGATTAAGTTACGACAGCCGTTGCGATTCACCGGCCAGGCCAAGCAGGTCACGATCAGCCAGAAAGCCGGCACGTTCTACGCGGCGATTCTGGTGGATACCCAAGACTACAATCCGCACACACCAGAGAGTGAAGCGGTCGGCGTTGATTTAGGCGTCAAGTCTCTTGCGGTACTGTCCGATGGTACGGTGTTCCCGGCCAACCAAAAGCTCAAGGCCAACCTGCGACGGTTGAAGCGGCGGCAGCGGCGTTTGAGTAAGAAGGTCAAAGGCAGCCACCGGAGAGCCAAGGCTAAAACCTCGCTCGCCAAGCTGCATCAACGCATTGCCAACCAGCGGCATGCGGTACTGCACGAGGTGTCTGACCACCTGACCCGCCACTACAAAGTGGTCTGCATCGAAGATTTGAATGTGCGCGGCATGACTAAAAACCACAGGCTTGCCCGTGCGGTCAATGATGCTGGATTCGGAACGCTTCGGCGGATGATCGAGTACAAGGCGGCCTTGCGCGGCGGGACGGTAGCGGTCATCGACCGCTTCGCGCCAAGTAGCAAAATGTGTTCGGCTTGTGGTCAACTCCACGAGATGCCACTCGACCGGCGGATGATGGTCTGCGACTGCGGCCATGTGATGGACCGCGATCTGAACGCCACAAAAAATATTTTGAAATTCGGTCTGGACACGCTCACGCCGGACCTTAAACGTGCGCAAGAGTCCCGTAAGCCCACGGCTCGCCGTGGCAAGGATGTTGACGGCGCAAAGATGACTACGCTCACCGATTCTCATAGATCGGCGAGATTAACGTAGGCATTTATGAGCGGTTCGATGAGATCGATCGGCGCCCTGGGCGCCGGCACCACGTCGGCGGATATCCAGCGCTATGCGAATGCGTTGGACGGGCATTACTACTTTCGGTTGATCTCCATCGGGGATGAAACCCGATGGTGCGCGGTGGCAGCGTAACGCATGGCCCGTATCGCCGTCCCCAAGAAGAAGGCCGTTTCCGAGCTGGATCAGATGCTGGCGGAGGACGCGGCCCGGTTCTTCCATGATCCGACGGGGTTTACTCGGTACGCCTATCCCTGGGAAGAGTCGGATGGGCCGTTGGGAGCTTATCCAGGGCCGGATGATTGGCAGGTCGAGGTCATGGATTATATCGGCCAGCAGACTCGGACGGCGAAAACGGCGATACGGGTGGCTATTAGTTCGGGCCACGGGTCGGGAAAGTCGTTAGATAACAATGAGTTAGTGCTTACTCCTCAAGGCTGGCGTCGTATGGGGGACCTTCGGCTGGGGGATCAGGTCATGGCGGTGGACGGCACCCCTACTCCGGTTGTCGGCGTATACCCACAAGGCGAACGCGAGTTATATCGGGTGACGTTGGACGACGGGTGCTCTGTTGTGGTGGATGGAGACCACCTTTGGCAGACGACGACCCGGTCGGAGCGTAAGCACGGGAAGGCGGCTGGGGTACGCACGACATTGGATATCATGCGCTCTTTGACTTTTCCCAACGGGCCGATGCGAGGGTTAAACCATTGCATTCCGACCTGTAGCGCTATCCAACACCCAAGGGCCATTGTCCCCTTGGCCCCCTATTTACTAGGGTTCTGGTTAGGCGATGGGTGTCGGGCCAGTATTGGTAGGGTGCCTGAAGGTAAGATGGAGCCTCTACAGGCTTGTGGGGGGGTACTTCCTCCCAGGGCTTCAACCAGCAAACCTTATCTATTCTATGCGACAGTAAAGAACGCCAAGGAGAAGTTGAGTGCATTGGGGCTGTTTGATAAGCGTTCTTGGGAGAAGTTTATCCCCTCCTGTTACCTTCATGCGAGCGTAGAACAGAGGGTTGCGCTACTGCAGGGGTTACTGGATACCGATGGGACTGTTGGAAAGACGGGCGCGATTACTTTCGATTCAGCA